GTTTTAACCAAAAGCAGTATTGGCGAAAATCTAGCAAGAATAGCACAAGATCCTGGTAGTCTTAACAATTTAGGCAAAGCAAAAATTATTTCTGGTCATGAAGAACAAGGTAAAGCACCTATGGCGCAAACTGGACAAGTTTATGACAAGAAAAACAAGGTTTACACAAGAGCAAAAAACGTAGTTAGTAATGACGAACGTGTGTTTGAATATCCTGCAGGCACAAGTATGATTAAAATTATTGAAGATGTAGTTTTAACCAGTCAATGGGCAAAAGATTTAAAAGAAAGAGCACCAGACGAAAACGGAATGGTACCTTGGTTTAGAATTGATGCAGAAACATATTTAAAAGCTAACCAAACACAAGAAAATGTATATGGCGAAGATGCAAAAGTATTTCATTACAAAGTTGTAGAATATATGGTACACAGCAGTCACTTGCAAAGACCAAGCGACCCGGGTGTAAATTACAATGCACTACGTGAAAATGCAATTAAAGAATACAATTATATCTACAGTGGTGAAAACACAGATATACTTAACTTTGATATACAATTTAATGCAGCATTTTTCCAATTTTTACAATCAGATTACGGCCAAGGTACAGTAGATTTTAAAACAGGCGGAATACAACAAAACACTGTAGAAAACAAACCAGAAACTTTAACTATGAAAACTGAAAATTCTGGTGCTTTTAGTGCTAATGGTGCAGTGGTACAAAGTTTTAATCAAAGCTCAAGCACACAAGGCAATGGTGGTGCAGGTATAGACAACAGTAAAATACGTTGGGCAAGACAATTCCATGACAACATTTTAGGTTCAGGCAGCATGGACTTGGTAGAAGTTGATTTGGAAATATTTGGCGATCCGTATTTTATAGTTGATTCAGGAATGGGTAACTGGACAGATGAGCCAGGAAGTTTAAACAGCACAGCAAATGGTCAAGTTGAGTACCAACGCAGTGAGTGTGATATACTTTTAAACTTTAGAACACCCATTGATTACAATCCGGAAACAGGCGGTATGATATTTCCAGAAGATACAATACCTGTACAACAGTTTAGCGGCCTGTATAGAGTTACAAAAATCACAAATGAAATACGTGGAAATAAATTTACACAAGTTTTAAAACTATTACGTAGAAGAGGGCAACCAGAGGATACAAACACAACTGGTGATAATCCAGTCAAGGTGAGAGATGCACAATCAAATGAAAATATGGCAGGTCCGTATTAAGGTAGAACATGGAAAAGAAAACAGCAAGTATAGAAACCTCAGAACAAAAACGTACCGCTGGTATAGTTGAGCCAACAAAAAACGCTGGCCCATTTATTGCCCGTGTTATAAAACATGCTGATCCTTATTATCTTGGTGGATTAGAAGTTGAATTGTTAAAAACTACAGAAGCAGGCAATGTTGGAGAAACACTAGGACAAACTGCTATTGTTTATTATGCAAGTCCTTTTTACGGTGTAACTGGCGCACAGCATTTAGGCAAAAACGACAGTTATTCAAACACACAAAAAAGTTATGGTTTTTGGATGGTACCGCCTGATCCAGGCACACTTGTACTTGTAACTTTTGTTGAAGGCAGCAGAGAGTTTGGATATTGGTTTGCATGTATTCCTGAAAAAGGCATGACCTATATGTTACCAGGCGGACAACCCGCAACAGAACAAACCAGTGGCAACATTCCAAAAGAATTAAAAGGTAAAAAATTACCAGTTGGAGAATACAACAAAAAAATTACCAAGCCAAGCACAAACAATGTTGTAAAATACAAAAGACCCGTAAATGAAGATTTTATAAATGTTCTTAAAGAACAAGGCACGGTAGAAGATGATATTAGAGGTATCACAACTACTAGTGCGCAACGTGAATTTCCTAGTGCAGTTTATGGTTTTAGTTCACCTGGTCCGTTGGATAAACGTGGTGGATCTCCACAAGGCAAAGTTGGTATAAAAGAAAGTCAAGCAACTGTGCATACAAGTCGTTTGGGCAGTAGTAGCATTGTAATTGATGACGGTGATGACAAATTTTTACGCAAAGGATCTCCTGAAGATACACCTTATGAATATGTGAATAAAGAAGCAAGTGAATCAGGCGGTGATGTAACACGGCCAGCAAATGAAATGATACGTTTCCGCACACGCACTGGTGCGCAAATTATGATAAACACCAGTGAAGATTTAATCTATATCAACAATAGTAGAGGCACTGCTTGGATCGAAATGTCTAGTAACGGTAAATTAGATGTGTATGCAAAAGACAGTATCAGTTTCCACACAGAAACAGATTTTAACTTTGTTGCAGATAGAGATATTAACTTTGAAGCTGGCAGAAATATTAATATGATGATAAACTATAACCTTAATATTAGTGCAGCTCAAGATTATCAACTACTAGTTGGACGCAATGGAAACATCAAGTTTAAGAACAACTTAGACGAAACGGTTACAAATGATATGAAAACAACTGTGTTGAATGATAAAGATATTGTTGTAGGAAACGATATGAAAACTAGAGTAGCAAATGATAAAAGTGTTCTAGTTGGCAATGACTTGTTTGAAACAGCAAACAACGATATCAGCATCCTTGCACAAAACAGATTATCTTATAATGGTATTGCAGGTGTATCAGGTTTTACTAGTGGTAATATGGAAACCACAGTAAATGGATATCAACATCTTTATATATCAGATGAACTTCGTATCACAACAGGCGCACAACAACATTATAATTCTGGTGCTGGTGTTTTGGTAACTAGTGCAGGCGATCAAAACTACAAAGTTGGCGGACAATATAATATGACTGCAAGTGGTACTAGTAACATTAGATCAAGTCATCATAAAGAAACTGCAAATCGTATTGATATGAATGGTCCTGCTGCTGCCAGTGCTGCAACTGCATCTACTGCAAATTCAGTAGAACAAGGTCCAGAAGCATTAGAAGCAGTTGAAGCAGTTTTACCAATAAAAGCATTCTTTCCACAACGTGTTCCACAACATGAACCATGGCAAGGACATGAAAACTGGAATCCACTTGCAACAGCACCTGAAAATACACAAGCTGTTGATACAGAAAGCCAAGACATACACATGGAAGAACGTCCTGTACACACAGACAGGACACCGATGAATGAATTAAAACCGGAGGATGATTGATGTTTAAAGTTGTAGGGGGCGCACTTAGAAACGCAGCAATTAGAGAAAGTAATAAAATATTAGGCAATGCAGTAAATCAAATAGCAGCAAAAAACCCAATACCAGCAATTGCCACTGTTGGAGCAATACAAGGTTTTGCAGCAAGCGGAAATTTACAAGGTGCTATTAGAGGCGCAGCACAAGGTGTGATTGGAGCAGGTCTACAGCAACTTGGAAATCAAATACCTCCTCAATTAGCAGGCGCCGCAGCAGCATTGCAGGGCATTGCCAATCCAGCAGCATTTACAGCAAACGGTTGGATCAATCCAGATACATTAGCAGGAGGTTATACAAATGCGGTGAGAAACGCTACTGGACAAGTAGGTACGCCAACTTCAACCTATGCAGGTACTATAGATGCCGCTAATCCTGCTAAAGCTAGAACAATAATTATTGATGCTACACAAGGTGAAGTTCTAAATATCAAAGACAGTTTTTTACAAGGACTTGCAGGTGGGTTAAGCAGCATAGCTGGACAAGGTATTAACAATCTATTAGGTAGTTTGCCTAGCACAATGCAAAACTTATTAAGTACAACAGGATTGACAGGCGCATTAGGCAGTGCAATTAGTGGAGGTTTAGGAAAAGCACTTGGCGGACTTGGAAACGCACTAGGAGATGTTGCTGGCAAACTAGCAAACGGGTTAGGTGGAGCAATTGCAAGTATTCCTGGTGTAGGCCCTGTGTTTGAAGGATTTACAAAAGGAATTGGTTCTTTCGCAAAGAATTTAGATGGTGCAGTAAAAGGTTTGCCTACAGATTTACAAATAGCAATCAGTGGTGCTGCTGCACAAGTAGGTGCTAATTTAATAGGAAAAGCATTTAAAAAACCAAATGTTGTAAAAGATGTAGGAAGACAAGTTGCACGTAATATTGCTTTTAAAGAAAATCCTATTACTCAAGTAAATGCGATTGCCGAAACTGCTAATGAAGTCCATAGAAAAATATACAAAAGCACAGGAGATAAGAGCTTTTTAAATGCAGCAAATGCAGCTAGAAAAACAGCTAAAAAGTTTGGTACAAAACTTGTAAAAAAGAATAGTTTATTTTTATTAGATAACAATAAAGAACAAGTTACGCAACCTAATAAAATTGTAAATGGACAAGTAACAAATATTAATAGCAACACTGTAAAAAAATCAACAACTAGTAACATTTGTTATCTACCAACAGATCCAGATTATAATAGAATTGCTGAATACATACCATATGATGATATTGATGCCTGTTTAATATCTGGTGGCATTTCAAGGTAGGATAAATACGTTATGGCTACAAATGAAAAACCACTTTACAAAAATATCAGTATAAGTTCTCCTGCTACAGAAGAACCTGTAACCAGCAAACAATACAGAGGTATCAGTACCGTAGCCAATCCACGTGGATTTAATTTATATGACTTGGAAATAATCAAGCAAGACATTATAAATCACTTCCATATTCGCAAAGGTGAAAAACTAGAAAATCCTATGTTTGGCACTGTTATTTGGGACGTATTATTTGAACCATTTACAGAAGATTTAAAAGAATTGATTATTCAAGATATTACAGAAGTAATCAATTATGATCCTCGCATTAGCGTAGAAACTGTAACTGTTGATGCATACGAAAGCGGATTGCAAGTTGATTGTACATTAACTTACATTCCGTATAGTATTAGCGAAACAATGCGTATTAAATTTGATCAAAACAACGGCCTTCTTTAATATACGCACATTATTACTTCAGGTAAATATACTATAAAGTGAGGAATGGCATATGTCAACGACAGACAGGCAAAATCGACTTCTATTAGCAGAAGATTGGAAAGCAATATATCAGAGTTTTAAATACGCAGACTTCCAAAGCTACGACTTTGACAATCTACGTAGAACAATGATCACATACATCAGAGAAAATTATCCTGAAGATTATAACGACTATATTGAGAGCTCAGAATATCTTGCACTGATTGATTTAATTGCATTTTTAGGCCAAAACCTTGCCTTCCGCACAGACCTAAATGCTAGAGAAAATTATATCGAAACAGCAGAGCGTAGAGAAAGTATTCTCCGTTTAGCAAGACTTATTAGTTACAATGCAAGCAGAAACACAACTGCTAATGGTTTGTTAAAAATTGATAGCATTAGCACAACAGAAGATGTATTTGATGCAAACAATAATAACCTTAGCGGACAAACTGTGCTTTGGAATGATGCAACAAATCCTGATTGGTACGAGCAATTTACAAAAGTCCTAAATGCAGCACTACCAGCAAATTCACGTTTTGGTCGTCCTATTAAAAAAACTGTTGTGGACGGTGTAATTACAGAACAATATAGATTTAATGGTACAAATACAGATGTTCCTGTTTTTAGTTTTACTAAAACAGTTGATAACAAAAGTAGAAAGTTTGAAATTACCAGTGCAGGTATTGACACAGCAGATAATTTTATCTATGAAGAAGAACCATTTCCGGGCAACAAATTAGCATTCTTGTACAGAGATAATGGACAAGGTGCTGGCAGCTCTAATAGCGGATTCTTTTTCCATTTTAGACAAGGTGTGTTGAACAATAACGTGTTCTCAATCACAAGTCCTGTGCCTAATACAACTGTAAACATTGACACAGACAATGTAAACGAAACAGATGTTTGGTTATACAAACTTGACAGCAACGGAGACGAACAAGATCTTTGGACAAAAGTTAGTTCAGTTGAAGGCAACAATATTGTGTACAACAGTGTAGAAAAAGGTGTGCGTGATATTTATGGTGTGTTGAGTAGAATTAATGATAGAATTAGTTTAATTTTTAGTGACGGTGTTTTTGGTACACTTCCTAAAGGTAGTTTTAAAGTATATTATAGAACAAGTTCAAATGAACAATACAAAATTAATCCTGCTGATCTTATTGGTATTCAAATACAGATACCATACCTAAGTAAAAATAACACAAACGAAACATTAAATTTAGTCTTAGATTTACAAACTGCTGTAACAAATGCAGATGCAGCAGAATCTGATGAAAGCATAAAAACAAATGCGCCAAGCACGTTTTATACACAAAACAGATTAATCACAGGTGAAGATTATAACATTGGTCCACTTGGTGTAAGCCAACAAATTATTAAAACAAAAAGTGTAAACAGAACCAGCAGTGGCATCAGTAGATATTATGATTTACGTGATGCAACTGGCAAGTACAGCAACACATTAATGTTTGGCGACGATGGTAGTATTTTTACAGAAGATTTAGCAAAAAAGTTCAGCTTTGATTTTACTACTAGAACTGATATCGAAAGTGTAATCAACAATCAAGTAACAGAAATAATCAAACACACACAAACTAAAAACTTCTATTACAAATATTTTGATAGAAATACCAGTGTCGAAGATTTAAACTTTACATGGAACCCAACAACCAATGATACAAATCAAAGTTCTGGTATATTTGAAGATCAGTTTTCTATTCCTGTTGCAGTAAGCAGTTTTACAGCCAGTGTTATGCGTTTTGCAGCCCCTGGTAGTTTAATTAAATTTGTTGCACCAGCAGGACAATATTTTGATAAGAATAATAATTTAGTAAGTGGCACGCCAAATGTGCTAGGAGATAAAACTTACATTTGGACAAAAATTATAAGTGTATTTGAAAATGGTACTGTACAGGATATTGATAGCACACTTGGTCCTATTGTGTTAAATGACAATATTCCTGCAGGGTCAAAAATTACAGAGATTGTTTCTGTTTTGAATATGACAATTGTAGCAGATACATTGTCTCAAATGGTTGACCAAATATTCTCATACAAAACTTTTGGTTTAAGATATGACACAGAAACAACTGATTGGAAAGTTATTACAAACGTAAACTTAGATACAGTAAATGAATTTAGCCAAGGTCGTACTGGCGATGCAACAGGCACTAACCAAGATAGCAGTTGGATATTTTTATTTGAAACCAATGGCGAAACTTACACTGTAACACATCGTGGATTACGCTATGTGTTTGAAAGCGATGAACAAATACGTTTTTACTTTGATGGAAATGATAGAATTTACGATAGTAAAACAGGACAAATTGTTACTG